CTCAAATGTTGTCAGAGGCTCACCGAGTGATCCACCAACAGAATATGAAGCGTTTGGCAGAGCTAACCAGACAAGCTGAACAACAACAGAGAGTTCAAGAGATTAAGACTCAATGGGCTAAGTCTGTGGACATCAAAGCATGAGATATCTATTGATTTTTGTAGCTTTTATGCTACATGGATGTGACGAAAAGTATCGCTATTTTTGTCAGAACCCAGATAACTTTCATGCTGAACCTTGTCAGAAACCTAGATGCCAATTTACTCAGACTTGTCCTGAATACTTAGTAGCACCAATCTTGGAGAAAAAAGTTGACGAAGTTAAACCTAACAACTGAAGAGATAGAAGTAAGAATTTGGGGGTTTGTTGTGGTTGCAGTCACACTTATCCTCATGTTTATTGTTGGTGCTTTGCTCTATTCGGTGACTTTTGTCACTCAGCCTATCAAAAGTATGGCTCCGATTGACCAAGCCTATACCAAGATGTTGAATGACATTGTTCTGCTGATAGTGGGCGGTATCGGTGGCGTTATTGGTAAACGGGCTATGTCTAGTGCTTCTAGGGCGTTTAATCCTCCAACGCAACCAATGTGTCAACCAATGGGTTATGGAGGCTCTCAGGGCGGTTTTAACTCGTCCTATGCACCTCCGCAATCTGCGTATGGTTTGCCTAGCCAACCTTTCGGTGCTATGCCTGTTTGGAAGAATCCTGAGTTGGATGAATCTTGGACACCTGGCCCTCCTCCGACTACCCCTCCTGACCATTTAGAAGATGACCAAGAGCGTGAAGAATTAGCACAAGCAAGAAAAGAGGCTGAATAATGTTACCTATCCCTTTACCTTGGTTAATCGTTGGTGTTTTGGTATCTCTCTTTGGTACATACCGAGTTGGACACCACTATGGGTGGTTAGAGCGTGATGGCGACATGAAGATTGCCATTGCCAAAAAGAATGATGAAGCTCGTCTAATCGAGCAAAACATGGGGGAGAAACTTAATCAACAATCTTTGAAACTACAGGAAGCTAATGATGCTATCAACAAGAAAACTACTGCCCTTGCTGTTGCCAATCGTGCTGGCAAGTTGCGGCTCAACACCGCAAGTTGTGTACAACCCGCCAAAAATTCCTCCTTTACCTCCTCAAATAGCGAAAAAACAGGAGGTGAATCTTCTGGACAGACTGACGTTGCTTCTGACTCCGAAAGAGCAACCATCGAAGCAATCGCAGAAATAATTGCTCAAGGGGATCGAAATACTGCCCAACTAAATGCTTGTATTGATGCTTTCAACGAAGCAAGGGATTTAATTAACGGCAAGGGGCAGTAGGGTGATAAATAGGCTTGGCTTGTTTATATGCAAGTTTTGCTTCTTCAATGGTTTTATATGTTCCTAATCGTATTTGTTTCCCATTAATTTCTATTTTTGCATACCAAGTATTTGCATTAGGACTTTTGTAAACGCCAATGAAAGAGTTTTCCCCTTGAGGTTTAAAAAGATTTTGCATATTTTCGGAGCGAGTCACATCTCTTAGATTGCAAATTCTATTGTCTGATTTGTTTCCATTGATATGGTCAATAAAATTTTTAGGAAAACTTCCATGCACATACATCCAAGCAAGTCTATGAGCACCATATTTAACGTTATCAATCCGTATTCTCCAATAGCCTTGCTTATCAAAACCACCTGCTTTTTGCCCAAAAGTTCTTCCACAAGGCGTTTTTTTCCAAAAAAACAACCCCGTTTCTGGTTGATATTCGAGAATTTCTCTAAGTTGATTACAATCAAGATTGCTCATGCTGTTGTTCCTCTAAAACAATGGTGTTTGAAGTGGGTAACGGGGACTGCAATCCCTGTTACTTGCGATTTTACTTCAAAGGTAAATTATGGTCAACGCTGAACAACTTAAACAACTTCACATTGGTGCGGAGTGGGTAGATGCCCTGAATGCCACTTTTGAGCGTTTTGACATTATGAATCCACTTAGAAAAGCGGCTTTCATTGGTCAATGTGGGCATGAATGTGGGAACTTTAGGATTCTTGAAGAGAATTTGAACTATCGTGCAGAGGCTTTGCAGAAGTTATGGCCTAAAAGGTTTGATGCTGCCAAGGCACAGATGTGCGCTAGAAACCCTAAGTTGATTGCCAATACTGTTTACTCTAATCGCATGGGCAACAGGGATGAGGCTTCTGGTGATGGGTATCGTTTCCGAGGCCGAGGATGTATCCAATTGACAGGCCATGCAAACTATTTCCATGCAGGTCAGGCTCTAGGGGTTGATTTTGTGATGCAACCTGAATTGGTAGCTACTCCTATGTATGCGGCTCTCACTGCGGGTTGGTTTTGGGATGTCCAAAAGCTAAACCAATATGCTGACAACAAAGATTACAGAACCCTAACCAAGAAGATAAATGGCGGGTTCATAGGGCTAGAAGACCGCATTAAACACATAAACCATGCGCTTGAAGTGTTGGCATCTTAAATTAAATTGTCATAAATACTGTATAAGGTGTTGAAATGCCTAACATTCCTACACCAGAAGATGTAAAACTGTTCGCACAAAGTGTCAGAAAGTGGCAACAAGTGCTTAGTCTTGGGGATTGGAGAATAGAAAAGGGAAGTAAACCTGCCAAGCAAGCAATGGCTTCTGTTGAGTTTACGCCTAACGCTAGATTGGCTGTGTATCGTATAGGAGACTTTGGGGCTGAAAAGATAACTCCAGAGAGCTTAGATAGGACTGCTTTGCATGAGTTGTTGCATATCTTTCTGCACGATCTGATGGTTGTTGCTCAAGACCCTAAGTCCTCTGATGACGATAGGGAAATGCAGGAGCACCGCATAATCAATTTGCTAGAAAAGTTACTTTCTAAGGATTCAAATGGCGGCTGTTAATCATAGTGAGGCTTGTTCCGATGAGGAGTTTATTGCTCTTTGGGACAAACACCAGTCTGCTGAAAAACTAGCAAAGATACTTGGTGTCAATATAAGAAATATCCATTCAAGAAGACGCAACATGGAGAAGTTTCATAACATCAAGTTAAATGCTTCTAACCATAGAGGTGCTTTGTATGATGCTAGGAAACAGTCGTTTTCTCCATTAAAACAGATTGACCTTGGCATACTGGATGGGACTGTGATTGTGTTCTCAGATGCCCACTTCATTGGACAACGTACAACAGCGTTTAAAGGGCTTCTATGGGCTATACAAGAGTTCAAACCAAAGGCAGTAATATGTAACGGGGATGCGTTTGATGGAGCGTCTATATCGAGGCACGATGTAACTGACCAACCTCAGACTTCTGTTATTCAAGAGTTAAAAGCTACGCAATTTGCTTTGGAAGAGATTGAGGAAACCGCTAAAGAAGCTCGTCACAATGTAAAGCTAGTGTTTACATGGGGCAACCATGATATTCGGTTTGGGAATCGTTTAGCGCAACACGCACCACAATTTAAAGAAGTGTTTGGATTCAAGTTGACAGACCATATCCCAAATTGGGACTTCTGTTGGGCAGTATGGCCTACTTCTAAAGTGATTGTTAAGCACAGATATAAGAATGGTGTTCACGCTGCCCACAACAACACTGTCAATGCGGGTGTATCCATCATCACAGGACATCTACATTCTTTGAAAGTAACACCTTTTTCTGACTACAACGGGAATCGGTTTGGTGTTGATACAGGTACTTTGGCTGAAACAGATGGCCCACAATTTACTTATGCTGAGATAAACCCAAGCAACCACAGATCGGGGTTTGCAGTGTTAAACTTCTTCAATGGTCAGCTTTTATGGCCTGAACTCGTCCATCGTTTTAGTGAAGACCATATTGAATTCAGGGGCGAGGTAATTGATGTAGGTGCATTTTGAGTGCCTGGCTAATCATTCTGACGGGGGCTATCTACGCCTATATTGCTGGTGAGCAGCTATACAAAGAAAACCCCTACATGGCTATCGTGTACGCAGGGTACGCTTTTAGCAATGTGGGGCTTTATCTGTTAGCAAAGTAGCTTATAAGCTACAGTTCTTCTCCTTGAGTTTGGCTTCTGCCCATCGGACAAGTCCAACTTGTTCAAGTGGCAATCCTGCGTAGTCAATATCCGTCAGCCCAACCCATGTGCGCTGTGGTTGAATCTTGTGTCCTTCTGAAGCGCAAACACCTACCCGCAAACAATTTCCTGTTCTTACCTTTGGTTGCGACACAGGCTCCTGTGCTGGCTCATAGTCCAGCCCCAACTCTCTGGCGTTCTCTGCCATCTTGTCGAGGGCTTCGTTGGCCAAGGCTTTTTTTATGGCGGTGATGGTTTGGTTAACAAAATGCTCTGACCCGCTCATTGCTTGTTCGTGTGCATATGGGTCAAAACAAGTTGCAACGCAACGCTCCAACGCCTCCAGCGCCAACTTCAATGCTTCGTCTTTAGTCATGCTTGTCTCCCCTTGCTCGGATAGCTTCGGCATATTGCCAACCCGCCAACCCGTCAACAATGTCATCATCCAAATCGTCACACAACTTTGCACACGCCTCACGCTCGGCAGAAGCGACAAGGGCGGCAAAGCGTTCAATGACAGGATGGAACACAAACTCAGCCATGCCTTCAGCTTCTCCCGCCTCTCGTGCCATGCGAATAATGTCTTCTTTAGTCATGCTTGTTCCCTTGCTGGACAAGTTCTACCTTGATTACAGTCTCCGTGACACGGAGGACAAGTCTTCATGTTTCTCACAAAGGTAGCAAAACTCTGTGCAGTGTCACCAAAGGCTTTCATCTTGTCAAACTCCTTGGCAACCTCCTCAAGCACCTCGTTTCGGTCTGGTCTATCAATGAATTCATGGTCATTGAGCCATGTTCTGATGATACCCATTTATCTTACCCTCCGTAGTGGAAACTCTTGAGGCTTCTCAGGTGGTGGCGGCAACATCTTCTCTGAAGGTGGAGTCCATCCATGCTTTCTCCATAGTGCCTGGACATCCGATCCTGACTCCCATTTAAAGTCTTCTGTTGGCACTGAAGGGTAGCTAATCTTAGAATGCGGTGGTAGTTCAATCATGCTGACCACTCCCTTTCGTTGCGTCCTGAATTGGACTTAACTGTTTTACCAGTTAGATGGATAAGACCAATCTTCTGCATCTCGTTTAAACGCCTTGCAACCTGATTGTTCTCTAGTTTGGTCAGAGATGAGATTCCATCCTTTCCAAGCGCACCATAGGTCTGTAAACACTCCAGAATGATGTCATAGTGTTTGTTGACTACTGGCTTGATTGACTCTGCTGCTTCAAATGAAGTGAGAGGGTCTGTAGTCCTAACTCGTGGAAAGTTAGGAAATATCCTATCGAAAGCACTTTTAATATCCATTATTGACTCCTATTGGGTGAGGGGAAAACTGCTCGTCTGCAAGCTAGGAAAATCCTTTGCACAGCTCTCCCCTCGGTTAAAGTTTACTTTTTTTTGGTTGTTTTTACAACTACGACTGTTGGTGCTTCTTCCAAAGTAACATTGATCTTTTGCCCTCTGTAAAAAACAACATCTGTCAAACAATGAGATTCATGGTCTACATCATTTAAATCTTCAAGTGCAAGATATGGTGACTCTCCATGTCCTACATAAGAATTTGGACTGATAGCAAAATACATTTGTTTCTCCTAGAAGGGCAGGTCTTCGTCTTCAAAACTTGCCTTCTTAGGGGCTTGTTTTGGCTGATAGTCTTCTTTGGGTGATACTGCCAAGCCCATGAACTTGCCTGACTTGCCCTCTTTAATCCATGCAGATAGCCAGTAATCCTGACCACCCACTGTGATATTTCCTTTGTAATCAGGGTGTTTCTCTGACTCTTTTTTGTCGTTCTTGAATAAAACGCCACTGTTATCTTTCTTTTCCATCACATTTCCTTCGCTTTCTTTAATGCGGAACGCACTTTACTGGGTAGGAGTGTCCACAATGCAATCTTTTGTTCTGCATCAAGGTTCTCTCCTTCCAACTTATCCCAAGCTGCCTTGGGGTCACCTTGCTCACACATGGCAATCAAATCAACTGCCATCTCTTGCAAGTACTGTAATTCCTCTAGAGGAATGTTATCTTGTGCGCCTTGAGTGGGTGTAATCACTACTGATCTGCCCTCTTCAGGCAAGTCTTCACCCGCAAAAATGTATAGCCCGAGTCCATGTAGTGCCAGGGCCTTTGTCATGCAACGCATAATGGCTGTGTTTACCGCAAAAGCATCGGGAGTGGGGATGGCCTTGTTTCTGTAGTCCATCACAGGCAACTGACAGGTCATTGGTTTGCCAAACATGGTAGCGGTAACGAACACCATTGCTGTGCCGTTAATGTCCATGAAACACTTGTCGCCAAACATCTCTACTTTGTAGGTAGCGGTAGGATCAGCTTTAAGTGCTTCTGCCCATGCCCAAGCCCATGACAGGTAGGTAAGGTTGTTTTTCTTCTCTGTATGAGAATTAACATCTTTTTTAAGTAACGCTTCTATTGACATATTAACTCCTTTGATTTTCATCTAATTCAGCATTGATAATTTCTTTTTGTTGTTCAATATATAAATCCTTGAACTTAGTAAAGTCTGCTTCTTGGCAGCAAACTATTTTATCCCCTTTGATTGCCAGGCAATAGGGGCAGTAGTGTATGTCTGAGAATTCTGACACATAGGTTTGGAATAGTGTTTTCAATGGAAACTTTCATAAGCCATTGTCCACAGAACATCACCCGCTAGATCGGTGAGCTTGTTCAACTCATCTTCTGTCAATGGTGTTCCATCTTCGTAGCATCCACCTGAAAAGTAGGCATCAGAGAAGTCTGGAAAGTCTCTGCTATCTACTCCATCTACTTCTAGGTCTACAACCTTTTTTCCATTAAGAATCGGCATCATTCGCCCCTTGCTTTGAGCATTGCATCTGCTTGGTAATAAGCTAATTGAGCAATGCTAATTTCGCTACCATCTTGATGCCATTCGCAAGATGCCTTTAACAGATTATCATTTGTTAAAAATCCTTGCATAGCCTTGGCAGCAAAGTAGTCACGCAAGGTCATGCCTTGTTCTGTGATGTGAGATACACCTGCTGGTGCGGGAAATGCTGGTATGTTCATATTCACTCCTATAGGTTTATTAAAATGTGGGTTTTTTACTGCCCACACCGATAATGTGCCACATGGATTCCTGAATTTCTACTAGGGTTTTCCCGTATTTACGCAACTTTTTTTCTATGCTAATCTAAAAAGACTTGTCCTATTAATAAATAGCCCTTCCTCTCCTTCCTTCCTCTTATGCACATTGAAATACTTGAAAAAAGATGCGCTGAAGCCTTGCTTGGGTACTCTCAAACAATGGCAGATGCTTATACAACCGAACCAGAGGACTTTGATGCGGCTGTAACAGCTTTGCTTGCCAGAACGCTAGAACTCCATCTAAACCGAACAATCAACCTGGAGAATCTTTACAAATGACCCAAGAAGCAGTTATCAGAGCATTACAAAACGGCCCACTTACTTCCTATCAAATAGAGGATTTGACGGGCATACCCAGACTATCTATTGCAGCTTGTTGCACAAAGATGAGCTACAAGAAGAAACTAAAAATTGGAAAAATTAAGTTAGGTCGTTCATGGGTTTCTCAGTACACGTTAGAACCACACATGATTGAGGCTGAAAAGGTTGAAGAGCCTCGTGATCTGCTAAACCCGTTTGACATTAGAAACGCTAAAGGCATCTTCACTAAGGCTGAATATGCTTCCATGAATGCCCAGGCTATTCGTTTGTTTGGCAGAAAACCAACAAATGAAATTACCAACAATCAATTTATTTGATACAATGTTTTGAAGCATGGATAGATAAGGGGTAGCTACCTTATCGAAAAGAGAGCCTCCCCTCCTTCCATTGTTTCTTTTTGTAAGAGGGAGGACAGGGCGAGGAAAAATTATGGCTACCAAAGTCGATATTTGGATGCCGCTATACATAGCGGATTACCTTTCTGCAACCTCTAGGTTGACCACAGAACAGCATGGTGCATACCTTTTGCTTATCATGGATTATTGGAAAAATGGCGCACCGCCTGACAATGACCAAGTTCTTGCACAGATAACAAAACTATCTCCCGATGCTTGGAGCAATGCTCGGACTATGCTTAAAGCATTCTTTCAAGTAGAAGATGGCTTATGGATTCAACCTCGAATTGAATCAGAGATGGTTAAAGCTCAACACAATAAACAAGTAAATGTTAATCGTGGGAAGGCTGGGGCTGAGGCTAGATGGAAGGATAAAAATGCTCCAAGCATAGATGAAGCATACTTGGAGGTATGCTCGGCAGATGGCACATCACCTTCACCTTCACCTTCACCTATATCTTCAATTAAGAAACAAGATACTAAAGTATCTTTGTCGGCAGAGGGTCTGCCAACTTGTCCACATCAAGATATTTTATTGCTTTACAAAAAGCATTTACCGCATCTTACTCAGCCAAGAGTTTGGGAAGGTAATCGGCAAGTAGTTTTAAAGTCAAGATGGATTCAAGCTGCCAAGCCATCGAACTACTCTCCTGAAGGCTACAAAACTAAAGAAGATGGTTTGAAGTGGTGGGACTCATTCTTTGGCTACATAGCAAATGATTCTTCCTTGGCGAACGGATTTAAAACCAAAGACAGAACTTGGTTGCCAGATTTGGAGTGGATTACAAATGCCACAAACTTCGCAAAAATTATTGATGGGAAATACGCAAAATGACATTCGCTAAACCAGACGCAAAACAAAAAGATGAATTTGAATATTCAACATATTGCTCAGTTGATGGATGTGGGTATTTATGGGCAGTCAGAGCTGATGGCGATAAGCCTAAATGCTCTAAACATCAATGGGCTAATGACGCACCCCAAAAGAAACGCATTTTTTCTGATTTACCAGAACTGAAGGTGAAAACTGTTGCTCAGTGGTATGACGATAAGGAGCAGGTATTTTGAATTATTTTCAAGCTATGAGACTGCTAGACAAGGTGCGTGAAGGCGTACCATTTCCGATACATCTGATAAACCAAGCCCTAGAGCTTACTGGTGACTTGGACTAGGGTATCTACCAATGGTATACAGCAGAAAAAACATATCCAATGCAGGAGACAGAGTTGTTCTAGAGAAAGCCGAAGCAAGGGAAATATACCGCACTTGGCAATCAAACAGAGATAACGATTTTGTTCGTGCCAGGCTTGAGCGTTGCGAAAAGGTCTATGGATCAGGAGCAAGAGATCGAGTCAGGTTTTATATGCGTCAAATGAAAGAAGGACAAATTGAATGAGTTGGCTTTATTCGCAGGTGCTGGTGGAGGAATACTTGGGGGACATCTCCTTGGATGGAGAACAGTGTGTGCAGTCGAGTGGGAGCAGTACCCCGCAAGCGTACTGTGCGCCCGACAAAATGACGGGCTTCTCCCGCCTTTCCCGATTTGGGATGACGTACAAACCTTTGACGGCAGACCTTGGCGAGGAATTGTTGATGTCGTATCGGGCGGCTTTCCATGCACCGACATTTCCGCAGCAGGAAAAGGAGCAGGAATTGATGGAGAAGCCTCTGGAATGTGGAGAGAAATGGCGAGGATCATTCACGAAGTACGACCCCGATACGTCTTTGTGGAGAACTCACCAATGCTCACTTCTCGGGGACTTGGAAGAGTTCTCGGAGACTTGGCCTCAATGGGGTTTGATGCGAAATGGGGAGTGTTGGGAGCAGCGGACGTTGGAGCACCGCATCAGAGGGACAGGATTTGGATTGTCGCCAAATGGCGTGGACAGCTTTCACACGCCCAACACCACAGGATTAGATGGTGGGAGCAACAGCAGGAAAGCCTTAAAACAACGCATAGACAAATGGCCAACCCCAACGTCATCGGATTGGATGAACCCAAAACAAAACGGGATCGAACACACGAACAACAGGTTTGTCAGAACGAGCTTGACTACGGGAGTGAAGTTTGGAGCGAAGCTATCGGATGCGGTCAACTTGGAAATGAAAAAGAATTGGCCAACCCCGCAGGTATCGGACTCAAAAGACAGGGGAAATTTGAGCAACCCATCAATTCAAAGACGTATGGAGATTGGGAAACAAGTCAATTTGCAGATGTGTGTGAGTCAGACTTCTGGGCAACTGAACCCGATGTGGGTAGAGTGGTTAATGGGATGGCCTCAAGGGTGGACAGAATTAAGGCCCTCGGCAACGGGCAAGTGCCTTTATGTGCAGCAACCGCTTGGAGAATCCTAAAATGAGATATGCGGCTAGGGTAGATGCAAACCAAGACCAAATAGTGAGTGCCTTGCGATCTGCGGGTGCATACGTTTGGATCATCGGTCTGCCAGTTGACCTATTGGTAGGGTATAAAAACCACACCTTTTTGGTAGAGATCAAAACAGACAATAAAAAGAAGTTTACCAAGCTACAAACAGACTTCTTTGAGAATTGGTCAGGAAGCACCTTGTGCAGAATTGACAACCCTGAAGCCGCATTAAGAATGATTCAGACATTAGGGTAAGTCCCTATGGTATTACGTAGGCAATTAGGTAAGATTTAATTTTTAACAGGAGTGAAATTATGAATACATGGGAATTTGACACAACAGTAGGTGCTGGCAGCGAAGTCGTAACAGTAGTTTACGAATATGAGCAAGACCTTGACGACACATTCAATGAGTCTGTTCGTGAGGTTTGGTTTGAGGGTCGCAACTGCATTGGGTTGCTGAGTGACGAATCTTTCAAAGAGTTGGAGTGTGAAGCTGCAATGCGGTTTCAGCACCACAAACTCAACTACAAAATGGAGGATGTATGAAGCTAGATGAACTCGAAAAGATGGCAAAGGAAACAGCCGCCTTTGGAGTGCATCCAAGTGGTGAATACATTTACTCTTTTTACACTGAGCAACTACAAGCCTTTGCCAAACTGATAGCAGAACATGAGCGCAATGAAATAATCGAAATTTTGGATGCTTCAACTGGCTATGTTCACATGGATGCAATCAGGGAAAGAACATGAGCGATAACCCTCACAAGGCGGTGCAATTCCTGATTGACACTGCACCCCTTTACAGTAAGGCCAAGGCTACTCGAATGTACTTAGAGGAATTCAGGAAAAGCCGAAAAGCCCAGCTCATGTCACAAGCGGGAACTGAGGTTCTAGGAAAGCAGGAAACCTATGCCTATGCTCACCCTGACTACATCGAAATACTTGAAGGTATCAGGGAAGCAGTGGAACTAGAAGAGCGTTACCGCTGGCTAATGACCGCAGCACAAACCCGCATCGAGGTATTTAGAACCGAGCAATACAGTGCAAGGCATGAAATAAAAAACACCCAATGAACAACAAACTAAGCGCAAAGCAAAGACTACACATAGGGAAAGTTAAGTTATTGCCGTGCTCAGTATGCGATCAACATGGGCCAAGCGATGCACATCACATAGAGCAAAAACTACAATATTGCGTGATTGCTTTATGTAGGGATTGCCACAATAGCTGGCATGGCACGAAGGCTATATGGCGCATCAAAAAAATGGATGAGTTGTCAGCCCTTGACGTTACAATTCGCAGATTGACGCAGGAAATGCCCCTAGAAGGCCATTCTGAGCCGTTTTAAGCCGTTTTTTGGGGCTTGTCTATACCAACTATGCCAGACGTAAAAAAAAGAGCCTATAGACCTTAAATTTTAGACGTAAAAAAACCCGCTTTTTATGGCGGGTTGTGGGTTTATCGTTTTCCTGAAAGTATTCTAAGGATTAGGGCTGCAATTGCATAAATCATTTATTTCCCTTAAATTGTGCAGCAACCACAGCATGGTGCATCAATACAGCGTCCACGTTTATTTCGGTAAAAGGTAGAAGGCCCGTTCTCACCGATGAAAGTAATAGTGTCCGAATCGGGTTGTAGTTGTGCTGTTTTATTACTTGTGTCGTACAAAATATAATCACCTGGCTTAATAAGTGCGCCAGATAACTTACATTTTCCAAAATATTTTGCTTTCATTGTTTTAAGCATAATGAACACCCCTAATTTGAACAAAGCCGCCGTTGTCTTTTTTGGCTTTTCCTTTGGCATATAAAGCCACAACTACAGCTTTGGGTTCTATGTGACGCACATCGCTATTGTCTCCATCAATTACGCTCCAGCCACGAAAATTATTAGGGATATCGCTTTGCTTTTGGAAAACTACAGCCGTACGGGAATTATTAGGGTTAGTTAAACCCTTAATTGATATCGGTTTTGGGGTAATGGCTGAAAAACTATAGGTAAGGTCATAATTACCCGCTGTTTTCCCGTCTAATTTGCGTGATGGGTGTTTTGTATAGTCGTAAAACTGTACATCAGGGAATAACTGAAAAATTGTTTTTCCATCATGCACAATAATATTTTCAAAAGCGATATCACTTGTACCATTGGGGCGCACTAAAGGGTTTAAACCGATGCGCTTTGCTTTATTAGCCAAAGACCATACGTCAGCGCACAAAGAGAGCATGAAAGCTTCTTGATTATTGTAAAAAAACTGTGTTTTTGATTCCCTGGCTTTTTGTACACTGTTAAATGCGCCACGCCCTGCACTTTTTAGGCAACCCTCGAAGCAGCCAGCCAGCTTAGCCAAAGGGCAAAGTATTTCATCGGGCACAAGGTAGACAATACCCGTCAAATAACCTATTTTTTCACCCTTAATTGTTTTTGCTGACGACTCACCCAAAATTGTTTTGTAAGGTAAGCCACGAGCAGCCAGAATTGTTTTGTATGGATTTTTCATTGTTGACACCTATAAAAAGAAAATTATTTGACCAAAACATCAAAATAAGCCAGTAAACCTATGCAAAGCATTAGGCCAATGAGCACAGCTGCAAAGATATCTAAGAGGGTATTTTTCATCGTTCACGCCTATCAGTTGACACTAGATCCGCTAGTTCGGTATCAGTAGAGTAACGACAAAAAAAGAAAAAACTATTAGGACAAACCCTTAGATGCTAGAATTATTTTAATTTAATTGTTTTCAGGGTTTAGACAATGGCACGCCCCCCAAAAGTGGACACGATACAGTTTAGAAGGAAACTAGATAACCCTAAGCTGCAGATTCTATTGTCAGCTGGTGAAGGGAATATCAGCAAGGGTTTTGAAAACATCCTGGAGCTTTACCAGTATTTGCATGGCATCGGATATAGAACAGATAGCCCACTGGAAAGCATAGGGTTTGTAACTAACTTAGACGAAAAGAAAAGGGATAGCCCTAACCATGTCAATCAATAGGGAATAAGGTAAGGGATAAGACAAGGGATAGATAAGACTAGATCAATTCAAGTACATCAAATTAGGTGCATCCGCTTCTTACACTTTCCTAATTGCAAATAAGAATCATTCGCATCTAGCACTAAGGGTAAACCCTGATAGGGTAAACGAGTAGGTAGAGACCCTTAGGTAGAAACCCTTAGGTGGTGAGATGTATGGGGGGGAGGGGGTAGGTTGGGTTGGTAGATATTTGTGGTACACCCCCCATTCTGAAAAAGCTAAATTCAACTCCAAGGAGAACCAATGGAACAATTGAAAAGAGGAAGAGGAAGACCAAAGGGAAGTGTCAAGATGACCATACAGAGGTTTGCTGACAACCCACCCTTAGTACTGCCCAAGACAGACCACCAGAGGCTCAAGGAGCTAAAGGAGTTGATGATTAGGAGTGGAGGTAAGGATGTGGCTCAGAAGGTGATAGAGATAGCCCTTAATGATGACCATCCCCATCAATTGGTAGCTTTAAAGATGTGTCTTGATAGGACTCTCCCTGTTTCTTTGTTTGAAAAGGATAAGAGCCAGAGAAGTGCCGTGACCATCAATATCACTGGTTTGGGACAAGAACCGACCATAATCGACTCTACTGAACAACCTGAAGATGTAGAGGCAAAGTATGGCTGATCTGAACTTTAGTCTCCTTCCTTGGCAACAAGAGGTATTCAAAGATTCCACGAGATTCAAGGTTGTGGCTGCTGGGCGTAGATGTGGGAAGAGTAGGATGGCGGCAGTTACCCTACTGATAGAAGGACTCAAGTGTCCACAAGGCTCTGCGGTTCTTTATGTTTCACCGACTATGGGACAGTCGAGGCAGATTATCTGGGACTTACTGCTAGACCTTGGCAGAGAGGTTATTCAGTCCTCCCATGTGAACAACCTAGACATTACCCTGATAAACGGGGCTAGGATATACGTTAGGGGTGCGGATAGACCCGATACCCTTCGTGGAGTCTCTCTGACCTATGCCGTTCTGGACGAGGTTGCCGACATCAAGCCTGAAGCGTGGGAGCAGGTCATTCGTGCCAGTTTGTCTGATAAACGGGGGAGAGCCTTGTTCATCGGAACTCCTAAAGGACGCAATTGGTTCTATGACACCTTCAAACTAGGCGAGTCAGAGGATGATCCTGATTGGAAGAGTTGGCACTTCACGACTGCCGATAACCCCTTAATCGACTCAAAAGAAATAGAAAGTGCTAAGAAGACCCTATCTACATTTGCTTTTAAGCAAGAATACATGGCGAGTTTTACCAATGCGGGTTCTGACATCTTCAAGGAAGAGTGGATCAAATACGGGGTAAAGCCTGAACATGGAAGCTATTACATCGCTGTTGACCTTGCAGGATTCGAGGAAGTTGCCAAACAAGCAGCCAATTCTAAGAAACGTCTGGACGAGTCTGCTATCTCAATCGTGAAGGTGACAGAGGATGGGAAGTGGTTTGTTGAGAAGATTGAACATGGACGCTGGGACATCCGAGAGACTGCCTCCAAGATTCTGATAGCCATTAGGGACTACCGACCCCTTAGTGTGGGGATAGAGAGGGGGGCGTTAAAGAACGCTGTTTTGCCCTATCTGAGCGACTTAATGAGAAAGAACAACACCTATGCCCACATCATAGATTTGACCCATGGGAATAGAAAAAAAGCAGACAGAATCATCTGGGCTTTACAAGGTAGGTTCGAGCATGGCAGAATTGTGTTAAATTCGGAAGAAGATTGGGATGAGTTCGTAGACCAGTTAATCCTGTTCCCTGCACAAGGGGTTCACGATGACTTGCCTGACTCCCTTAGTTACATTGACCAACTTGCTGTCACTTCGTATATGGAAGAAGATGACTCCGAGGATTGGCAACCAGTAGATATTATTAGTGGGGTATAAGATGGAATATCAAGAACCAACCGATTCCGACAAGGAAATAGTTAACTTTGTTGTTAACCATTGTGATCGTTGGAGGGATTGGAGAGATGTTAACTGTCTTGATGATTGGCTAGAGTACGAGCGCATCTTCAATGGTGAGTGGGATGTCCAAGACAAAACCCGTGACTCCGAGCGTAGCCGTATCGTTACACCCGCTACCCAACAAGCCGTAGAGACACGCCATGCCGAGATCATGGAAGCCATCTTCGGTCAGGGTGAGTTCTTTGACATTCAAGACGATATTCGTGATGTCAATGGTAGTCCCCTCGATGTTGCTGCCATCAAAGCACAACTCATGGAAGACTTCAAAGTAGACAAGATTCGCAAGTCTATTGACCAGATTGAGTTGTTGGCTGAGATTTATGGTACGGGTATCGGTGAGATTGTTGTCAAAACAGAGAAAGTCTTTGTTCCCGCTACTCAGGCTATTCCTGGTCAAATGGGACAAGCGGCTATCGGAGTGGTAGAACAAGACCGCATTGCAGTCAAGATTGTTCCTGTTAACCCCCGTAACTTCTTGTTTGACCCTAATGGCACATCTATTGATGACTGTATGGGTGTGGCTATCGAGAAGTATGTCTCTATCCACAAGATCGTCAAAGGTCAAGAAGAAGGCATCTACCGCAAGGTAAAGGTCGGTACTGACTCTATGGATACAGACTTAGAACCTACCCAAGAGGTTTCTCAGTACGAAGATGACAAGGTAAAACTTCTTACTTACTATGGACTCGTTCCCCGTGAGTACCTAGAACAGTTGGAAAACGAAGATGGTGAAGTAGAGGATTTCTTCCCTGAAGACACCATTCAAGATGAGTATTCCGATTTGGTCGAAGCAATTGTAGTGATTGCCAATGATGGAACGCTTCTCAAAGCAGAAGCCAATCCATACATGATGAAGGATAGACCGATTCTTGCTTATCAGGACGATACAGTTCCTAATCGCTTGCTTGGTCGTGGTACTGTTGAGAAGGCTTACAACTCACAAAAGGCTATTGATGCCCAAGTGCGTAGCCACTTAGACTCTCTTGCTCTGACAACTAGCCCAATGATGGCTATGGATGCTACTCGCCTCCCCCGTGGTGCTAAGTTTGAAGTAAAGCCAGGTAAAGCAATCCTGACAAACGGCAATCCCAATGAGATTCTGTTCCCGTTCAAGTTCGGCAATACTGATGGGACTAACCTGACAACTGCCAAAGAGTTTGAACGTATGCTTTTGATGGCAACAGGCACTCTTGACTCTCAGGGAATGATTACTGCGGTGTCCAGAGATGCTGGTCAGGGTGGTATTTCGATGGCTACTGCCTCGATTATCAAGAAATACAAGCGTACCTTGGTGAACTTCCAAGAGGATTTTATGATCCCCTTCATCACCAAAGCCGCCTATCGCTATATGCAGTTCGATCCAGAGCGTTATCCTACTGTGGACATGAAGTTCATTCCGACTGCTGCGTTAGGAATCATCGCTCGTGAGCATGAACAACAACAGATGATTGGTTTACTCCAGACTCTTGGCCCGAATACACCTGTTTTGCCTATCATTTTGAAGGGCATCATGGCTAATTCTTCTTTGTCAAACAGATTTGAGTTGATTGAGATGCTCGATAAGATGGCTGTTGCTGATCCACAAGCCCAACAAGCGGCTCAGATGCAACAACAATTGGCTATGCAACTGGCACAGGCTCAGATTGCTGTCCAAACGACTCAAGCAGAGCAAAACAAGGCAGAGGCTCAGAAGTTGTTAACAGAGGCTCAGTTGATGCCTATTGAATTGCAAGCAAAGAGTATGGCGGCTAACACGAAGAACCTCCCAACTGATGACGCTTTGGCTTCCAGAGAGTTTGATAAGCGGGTCAAGGTTGCTGAATTGATGCTAAAAGAAGCAGATATTCAGAACAAGGCTAAGATTGTTGAAAAACAAATGACTAGACAATGAACCCAGAACTTCAAAAGTACTACGAAGAGAGATTCTCCACAATGTCCACACAAGGTTGGATAGATTTGATGGAGGATGTTGACAAAATGATAGAACCTTTGAATAATATTTCAACAATTGCAGATGAAAAAAGTCTACAATTCAGAAAAGGTGAGTTATCTATACTTATTTGGCTGAAAAACTTAAAACAAGTCAGCGAAAGAGCATTTGAGGACTTAAATGAGAAGAATGTATGAATTTGCCTGTATAAACGGGCATAAGACAGAGAGATTTGTTGTTTATGAGACAACAAGTCTGAAGTGTGAGTGTGGTGAGGATTCTCATCGCATTCTTTCAGCGCCAGCTTTTAAGTTAGAAGGGTGGTCTGGAGCGTTTCCATCATCGCATGGGAAGTTCGAGAAAAGCCATTTGGATAAGTTAAAGGCTGAACGCAAAATCAACTCATAAGCAATTATGCCGAGTTGAATCTCCTACAACCGATTGACGGCAGGAAAAGGAAAGAAGTATGTTGATTGATGACGACAAAGAAGAGTTGGGCGAGTTAGAGATCGAAGAGCAGAAGATCGAGCAAAAGCCTGAACTTCCTGAGAAATACAGGGATAAAAGTTTAGACGAGATTGTGAAAATGCACCAAGAGGCTGAAAAGCTAATTGGTAAGCAAGCACAAGAAGTAGGCGAGGTCAGGAAGTTAGCCGATGAACTCATCAAACAGAACCTTGGTTCACGACAACAAACTAGGCAGGAAGAGCCTGAAGTAGATTTCTTTGAGAATCCACAGAAGGCAATTCAGAGGACTGTTGATAATCACCCCGACATCCAAGCAGCTCGCATGGCGACTCTTGAGATGAAAAAGGCACAAATTCAGCAGAGGTTGGCGCAAGAACATCCTGATTTTGGCGACATCGCTAAAGATCAAGATTTTGCAAATTGGGTGAAGTCTAGCCCTGTTCGCATTAAGTTATTTGAGCAAGCCGATGCGGGATATGATTATGACTCTGCCAATGAATTGCTATCGACCTATAAACAGCTACGAACTGTAAAAAGTAAGCAAGTAAGTGATGAGGGTGAGGTAACTCGCAAACAGAACTTAAAAGCAGTAGGTGTTGATGTAGGTGGTTCTGGTGAATCATCAAAGAAGGTATACCGAAGGGCAGACCTTATTCAGCTTCAGTTGAGAGACCCAGATCGTTATGCAGCGCTAAGTGATGAAATCATGCAAGCGTACATAGAGAAACGGGTTCGTTAAAATTTGTTTTAGGAGATTTAATCATGGCATATCCAACACCAGCGGTAACCACAACAACCGCAGCAACGTTCATTCCAGAGATTTGGAGTGATGAAATCGTAGCCGCTTACAAGAAAAACCTTGTATTGGCTAACATCGTTATGAAGATGAACTTCAAGGGCAAGAAGGGTGACACAGTTCACATTCCAGCTCCTACCCGTGGTTCAGCTTCTGCAAAAGCCGCCTCTACTGCCGTCACTCTGATTGCAGATACTGAGACAGAAGTTTTGGTTTCTATCAACCAACACTTTGAATACTCACGTTTCATTGAGGACATCGTTGAAGCCCAAGCCTTGAACAGCTTGCGCCAGTTCTATACTGCTGATGCTGGCTATGCGCTTGCCAAGCAAGTAGACACTAGCTTGATCCAGTTGGGTCGTGCATTCAATGGTGCTACTGTCGGTACTAACGACTACGCAACAAGCAATACATCCACCAAAGCCTTCATCGGTTCTGATGGCACTACTGCTTACAACAGCACATCTTCCAATGCAGCCGCATTGACTGATGCCGCTATTCGCCGCACCATTCAGCGTTTGGACGACAATGACACTCCTATGGATGGTCGTTTCTTTGTTATTCCTCCTTCAAGCCGCAACACGTTGATGGGTCTATCCCGTTACACCGAGCAGGCTTTTGTGGGCAATGGCAATGCAATCCGTACTGGTGAAATCGGTCAACTGTATGGTATCCCCGTGTTCACATCTAGCAATGCTGACTTCGGTGCTGGTAACTCTGGCGCTGATCGTATCTGCTTGATGGGTCACAAGGACTCTATGGTTTTGGTTGAGCAGATGGGCATCCGTTCACAGACTCAGTACAAGCAAGACTACCTTGCTACTTTGTTCACATCGGACACTTTGTATGGTGTGAAAGCCATGCGTACTGCCGCTACAACTGGTGCAGCTTTGTCTTCTAGCGCATTTGCGTTAGCAGTTCCAGCCTAATAGTTGCCACTTTCCCCTCATCTTTACGGGTGGGGGGATTTTTTCTAATCTAGGAGGAATTTATTATGGCAACCGCATCAGCAGTAGTATCCCGTAGGGGTAATGACCAGTTCCGTGGTTTGTTTAGCGACACATGGGCTGTACGTGCAACTTTGGACGCAGGTTCATTGGTTGATGGCGCTGGCGAGACAGACGATGTAACAATCCCTGGCGTAGCTTTAGGCGACATGGTTATCGGTGCATCTTTGGGTGTGGATTTGGTTGGTTTGACAGTTACAGGTTATGTTTCTGCCGCAAACACAGTCAAGTTCCGCATTCAGAATGAATCTGGTTCAACAGTTGACTTAGCATCTGCAACACTTCGTATTGTTGTAGCTCGCATGGTCTAATAAAAGGGGGCTAATAACCCCCTTTTTAATGGAGTTCTTATGGCAACCTTTAGATGTTTAACAAGTGGACAGACAGTCACTTTTACCTATCAGCACGATATTGATTCGATGAAAGGTCATCAAGGTTACGTCAGAATTGATGAATTTGAGGAAGAAACTTCTGAAAAGCAAATAGTCTTGCAACCTCCAGTACCTGTTAAGAAGATGGGTCGTCCAAGGAAATCAAATGTCTGAGATTGATCCACGAGAATTTGGTAAGCTAGAAGCCCAAGTTGAGGCTTTACAAGCAGAAGTCCATGCACTTCGCCAAGATATTAAAACGCTTTTAGAGATGGCTAATAAGTCTAAAGGTGGCTTTTTCGTTGGAATGGCAATCGCCTCTGTTGTTGGCGGTATCATTTCTTTCATTGCAACCAAGCTAGTTCGATAAGGATTTATATGCCTCAAGTTGGAAACAAGAAATTCCCATACACAGAAAAAGGCGAGAAAGAAGCCAAAGAGTATGGCAAAAAGAAATCTATGCCCATTACTGTAATGATTGCTATTGGTAAGCCTAAAGCTATGCCTACCCGTGGTGGTCGTACTGCTACAAACATGATGAAAAAAGCAGGTCGTGGGAAATGAAACCAGCCACCAAGATTAGGAAGGTAATGCGTGAGTTTAAGGAAGGAACTCTCCACTCTGGCAAAAAAGGCCCTGTGGTGAAGAATCCTAAACAAGCCATTGCTATTGCTATTTCCGAATCTAAAAGGAAGAAGAAATGATCCCTGAATCATTAGACAAAACAACTGTTAATCAGTTACTTCTGTCTCATGGGACATGGAAGCATCTTTTTTACCGATGCTATTCAGAAGTAAGTCCTGATTACAAAAACTATGGCGGTCGTGGAATTGATGTGCATCTATCGTGGCATGGAGAAGATGGCTTTTATCAATTTATCCAAGACGTTGGACTTAGGCCATCAAAAGATTACAGTCTTGATAGAATTGATGTGAATAAAGGTTATTTTCCAGAAAATGTGAAATGGTCAACTAGCATTGAGCAAGCCAACAATCGAAGGAATAGCAAGCGATACCTGTTTGAAGGCGAGAATCTTACGTTAGCTGAGATTGCTAGAAAGACGGGAATTGGATACCAAAGAATCTGGAAAGCAACAAAGATTTATGGCGATCCATCAGAACATACAAAAATTGATCCAGATCGTGGCAAACGTATGTATCAAGGTGAATTACGCTCAACAACTGAGATTGCTAAAATGGTCAATATGAAGCCAGAAACTCTTATGCAAAGATTAAGAAATGGCTTAGATTTTGATTTAGCTATTGCATTACCACCTCAGCCTGGTGTACACTTCACAGGAAGATCATCATGGTCTTAAAAAAATACCAGAATCCAAAAGGCGGATTGAATGAGGAAGGTCGAGAGTTCTACAAAAGGACTGAGGGACTGAACTTAAAAGCGCCTTTAAAAACGGGTAATTCAGGTCGACGATCTAGTTTTTTAGCACGTATGGGCAATATGCCTGGCGCTGAGATGAAAGATGGGAAGCCTACCCGACTCCTATTATCTCTTAGAGCTTGGGGCGCATCGTCCAAGGAAGACGCTAAAGCGAAGGCTAAAGCGATCTCTAAGAGGAATAAATGAGACCTGTATCTGTCGGAATTAGCCCAACAGCGGATACGCTGACTACTGTTTACACAGTACCTACGGGTTATTACGCCAAATTTACTGTCATGTATATCCACAATACTGGTGGAAATACAAAGCACATCACAGTCCAATGGTATGACGCAAGTACTGCTGCAACCTTGGACATTCTTACTGCATATACCTTGGCTTCAAAAACATACCTTCAATTTGATGGTGCGGCTTATATCGTTTTAGAAGAGGGCGATAAATTACAAATTACAACTGAAGCGGCAAGTTCATTCAGTTTTATTGCAACATTTGAGGTTCAGGGAGCGCAACGAACATGACCTACTTAGAACTTGTTAACGATGTGCTAGTTCGCTTGCGTGAAAGCACAGTATCTACTGTTGGCGAAACAACCTATTCTTCTCTGATTGGCAAATTTGTCAATGATGCTAAGAGACAAATTGAAGACTCTTACAACTGGAATTGCCTTGCTCAAACAATCACAGTAACAACTACTGCTGGTACAAGTTCTTATGCTTTGACAGGTGCGGGACAGAAGTTTCGTGTCAATGATGCTCTGAACACAACAAGTTTGATTGGTCTTCGCAATATTGAGTTTGTGGACATGAACCGCAAACTAAACCTTGGCGCACCTTCTCAATCTATTCCTTCAGAGTTCTGCTTTAGCGGTGTAGATGGTAGTGGAGACACCAAAGTAGACTTGTTTCCAGTTCCTTCTGGTGCTTTTACTCTGTTGTTTGACCTAACCATCCCACAGGCTGCTTTATCTTCTGATGGCACATCTGTGAAGGTCTTGGACTACTTGGTAACGCAAAGCGCCTATGCTCGTGCTTTGATTGAGCGTGGTGAGGATGGTGGTACTGCTTCTAATGAGGCTTATGCCTTGTTCAGAGGAATGCTCTCTGATGCGATTGCATTGGAGTCCACTCGTTATCCTGAAGACAACTTTGTGGCGGTCTAATGGCATCAGCACTTCAAAGTTATAGTCTCTCAGCACCAGGCTTTTATGGCCTGAATACTGAAGATTCCCCCCTTGATTTAGGGGCTGGCTTTGCTTTGGTTGCGACTAACTGCATCTTGGATCAGTATGGTCGTATTGGTGCTAGAAAAGGTTGGTCAAGGGTTAACTCTTCCTCTGGCAATCTAGGCGCTAACGATGTTGGTGTCATCCATGAATTAGTCCAGACTGACGGGACTCTTACAGTTCTGTTTGCTGGCAACAACAAGATATTTAAACTTGGCACTTCTAATGCGGTGACTGAGTTGACCTATGGTGGTGGCGGTACTGCTCCTACTATCACGGCATCTAACTGGCAATGTGCCTCTTTGAATGGCATTGCTTACTTCTTTCAAACAGGTCACGATCCATTGATTTATGACCCCGCAGTAAGTACTTCTACGTACCGCAGAGTGTCAGAGAAGTCTGGTTATGTAGCTGCAGTTCCTCAAGCCAACATCGCTATTTCAGCATTTGGTCGTCTGTGGGTGGCTAATACTGCTTCGGACAAGGTGACTATTAGCTTCTCTGACCTGATTGCAGGTCATGTATGGTCTGGTGGCACTTCAGGATCATTGGATGTTTCTCGTGTATGGCCCAATGGTGCTGATGAAGTGATGGGTTTGGCAGCTCACAATGATTTCTTGTTCATCTTTGGTAAGAAGCAGATTCTTGTTTACTCAGGTGCTTCTACACCCGCATCTCTCGTTCTGAGCGACACAGTAGGCTCTATTGGGTGTATTGCTAGGGACACCATACAAAGTATTGGTACTGATGTTGTTTTCTTGTCAGACTCAGGTGTTCGTTCATTGATGAGGACTATTCAAGAGAAGTCTGCTCCTTTGCGTGACCTATCTAAGAATGTTCGTTTCGATCTGGAATCATCTTTGGCAGGTGAAACGCTAGCCAATATCAAGTCTGTTTACTCAGAGAAAAACGCTTTTTATCTGCTTGTTTTGCCAGCTACTTTGCAAGTTTACTGCTTTGATACGAAGCAATCCTTGCAAGATGGTGCTTCCCGTGTGACGAAGTGGGACTCTATTTCTCCAACTTGTTTGAAATCACTAAGAAATGGTGATTTATACATTGGTAAGAATGGATACATTGGTAAGTATGGAACTTATCTTGATGACACATTGAGTTATCGGTTTTCTTACTACACCAACAATGCTGACTTAGGAAACCCTAATCAGATTTCCATCCTGAAGTCCATTACTGCCGTGGTGATTGGTGGTTCTAACCAGTTCCTCACAATCAAGTGGGCTTTTGACTACTCGGGCGCTTATCAGTCAGAGAACGTCTTTATTCCACCTCAAGGCTATTTTGAGTATGGAGTTGGTGAGTATGCAATTGCAGACTACGCAAGTGGCATACCAATTAAAGCATTGACAAGTAATGCTTCAAGTGCAGGTAAAATTGTACAAACTGGTTACGAAGCCACTATCAATGGCACTCAGTTGTCAATTCAGAAAATTGAACTTCAAGCCAAAGAAGGCAAGATAGGATAAACCATGTCAAATTACTCAAAAAGTACGAATTTCGCAACCAAAGATAACCTTTCGCCTGGCAATCCTCTAAAGATTGTTAAAGGTACTGAGATTGATACAGAGTTCAATAACATTGCAACTGCCATTGCGACTAAGACAGATAACTCATCTGCCACCATTACTGGGGGTACGATAAATGGTGCGGTAATCGGTGGAACTACTGCTGCTGCGGGAACTTTTACTAACCTTACTGTTAGCACAGCCGCTACGATTGCTTCTGCCGCCATTAGTGCAGGGACAATCAATGGTGCAGTCATTGGTGGCTCATCTCCACTTGCTATTACTGGCACGAACATCACCGCCAATACAGGCTTTAGTGGCCCATTGACAGGTGCAGTAACTGGTAACGTCACAGGTAATGTAACGGGTGACGTAACGGGCAATGTCACGGGTAACGTAACTGGCAATCTGACAGGCAATGTAACTGCGGCTTCTGGTACTTCTACGTTCAACAATGTGACCATCTCTGGTTCATTGGACATGGATTCTGGTACATCGGCAACCATTACTGGTTTGGCGAGTCCCACAAACGATTCTGATGCGGCTACGAAGGGTTATGTTGACTCACTAGCCCAAGGTATTGATGCCAAGGCTTCTGTTGTTGTAGCTACAACTGCAAACATCACATTGTCTGGCACACAAACGATTGATGGCGTAGCGGTATCTGCTGGTGACCGAGTATTGGTCAAGGATCAGTCTACTGCTTCTGGAAATGGTATCTATGTTGTTGCTGCAGGTTCTTGGACTCGTGCTACTGATGCAGATTCATGGACAGAATTGACTGCGGCTTTTACCTTTGTTGAAAAAGGCACTACTAACGCTGATTCAGGTTGGATTTGTACAGTAGATGCAGGTGGGACATTGGGAAGCACATCTGTTACTTGGGCACAGTTCTCTGGTGCAGGTCAGATTACCGCAGGTGATGGTCTTACAAAGACAGGTAACACTCTCAATGTAGGAACTGCATCATCTAGCCGTATTGTTGTCAATGGCGACAACATTGATTTGGCTTCTTCTGGTGTAACACCAGGCACATACCAATCTGTCACTTTTGATGCTTATGGTCGTGCTACGGCAGGAACGAATCCAACGACTATTGCTGGCTATAACATCTCAAATGCTTATACCAAAACTGAGATAGATTCGATCTTTGGCTCGACTACTGCGGCAGCTACATCTGCATCTAATGCGGCTACATCTGCTTCAAATGCGGCAACAAGTGCTTCAAATGCCTCTACAAGCGAAACAAATGCGGCTTCTAGCGCAACATCTGCTGCAGCAAGCTATGACGCTTTTGATGACAGATATTTGGGAAGTAAGACATCCGCACCTTCTGTTGACAATGATGGCAATGCGCTTATTACTGGTGCTTTGTACTGGAATTCAACAGTATCAACACTTTATGTGTGGACAGGATCGGCTTGGTCACAAGCGGCATTTACAGCAGGTGGTTTCTTAGTTAACACTAACAACCTATCCGATGTTTCTAATACTGCTACTGCTAGAACTAACTTAGGTTTGGCAATCGGTACTGATGTACAAGCCTACAACGCTAACAATGCAGTAACTAACGTAGCCCAGACCTTTACTGCTACACAGACCTTTAGCGGTACATCTTCAGCTACTGCCATTGTTCTAAACGATGCAGCAGAGGTAGCAACAGTATCAGCTACAGCAGCTACTGGCACAATTAACTACGACATTACCACTCAGTCAGTCTTGTACTACACAAGTAACGCAAGTGCTAACTGGACAGTTAACTTCAGAGCCTCTAGCGGTACTTCTTTGAATACTTTGATGAGTACAGGTCAATCAATGACTGTGGCTTTCTTGGTGACTCAGGGTGCTACTGCTTACTACAATTCTGCTGTGCAAGTTGATGGCACTACATCTGGAGTTACGACAAGGTGGTTAGGTGGTGCGCCTACTGCGGGAAATGCTAGTGGTATTGATAGCATAAGGTATCTCATAATTAAAACGGCTAGTGCTACTTTCACAATTCTTGCTTCAGTTACACAGTTCAAGGCTTAAAGATGTGTATCTGCAAAAGATGTAATGTTGACAAGCCTTTGGATGAATTCCAAATGGATAAGCGCAGAAACAAGCACTATGGTACTTGTAGGGTTTGTCGTGTTAAAGCGCAGAACGACAGAAGACTTGCAAACATTGACGAATATAGAAAGAAGACTCGTGAGTATTTGCGTGAGTGGAGGGCTAAAAATCCTGAGAAACAAGCCGCCATCTGCAAAACATATGATGAGAAAAATAGGGACAAGCGTAGTGCCTATGCCAAACAATATCGTAAAGACAATCCTGAGAAAGTAAAAGCATTACTTCAATCATGGGTTAAAGCCAATCCTGAGAAAATGAAAGGCTATATGCAGAAAGCATCAAAGGCTTGGCATGAACGTAATCCTGAGTATCTTAAAGAGCATTACAAGGCCAACAAAGAGCGTTATGTAGCGGCTAGAGCAAGGCGTAGGGCGGCTCAAGAGTCAGCTACACCAACTTGGTTAACAGCCATTGATAAAGCTATGATTCAAGAAATGTACGATGTTTCTGAAGCAAGGTATATCCAAACTGGTATAAAACACCATGTTGACCACATTGTTCCAATTAACGGCAAAGGCGTAGCTGGTATGCACGTTCCTTGGAATTTACAAGTTATAACTGCTCACGAGAATTTGAGCAAAGGTTGGAGGTTCTAATGCCATTACAAGCAACAAGTGGTGCAGCTTCTTACGATGCCTTTGGTGGTGGTGTAGCTGCTGTTCCTAACTACATTGAGGATGTGTTTTCAACGTGGCTTTACACAGGCAACGGCACATCACAATCAATTGTCAATGGTATTGACTTGTCTGGTAAAGGTGGATTGGTTTGGATAAAGCGTCGAGATTCAGCGACTAATCACCAATTAGCAGATACAGTCCGAGGGGCTACTAAATATATTTATAGCAATCTTACTGACCCACAAGATACAGTAAGCACACGAATCACATCGTTTAATAGTGACGGCTTTTCTCTTGGTAGCAATGTTTTTGTAAATAATAATACTTTTCCTTTTGTTTCATGGACATTCCGCAAGCAACCAAAGTTCTTTGACATTGTGACTTATACGGGGAATGATGCGGCTAACAGACAAATCTCACACAGTCTTGGCTCAACTCCAGGTTGCATCATTGTCAAGAAAACAAACGAATCTGGTGCTTGGTATGTGTATCACCGAAGTTTAGGAAACTGGCAAACAGATACACCTTACACCTTGTACCTAAACACAACTGATTCTCAAACACCTACATCTGCTTTCAAGGGCAACGCACCAACATCTACAACATTTACTGTTGATGGCGTTAGTGGAGCAATTAACGAAACAGGCAAGACCTACGTAGCCTATCTATTCGCCCACAACGCAGGAGGCTTTGGCTTAACTGGTACAGACAATGTGATTTCGTGTGGGTCGTTTACTACTGATGGGTATAGACAATTTTCTGTAAACCTTGGTTATGAGCCTCAATGGGTGCTTCAAAAACCAATTAATCAAGTATTTCCTTGGCAAATTATTGACACCATGCGTGGGTTTGTCGTGTCTGAATTTGACCAAGTTCTTGCCCCTAATACATCGGGGGCAGAAGGTTCATCCAACAACCTGATTCAACCAACAGCCACAGGTTTTAAATCCACAGGAACTGGTGATAGCCTTTACGCTGACGAAACCTACATCTACATAGCCATTCGCAGAGGCCCGATGAAAGTGCCTACGAGTGGGACTAGTGTGTTTACACCGATTGCTAGAACAGGCACAGGTGCTGATGCTACTGTGACTAGTGTGGGGTTTCCTGTTGATTTATTGATGTCCACATCTAGGCAGGGTAATGACGCTGAAAGTTTCTGGGATAGATTAAGGAATATCGGAGGTGCTGGTAGATTACTTCCAAGTAGCACAAGTGCTGAAATTGCTGGCAGTGAAGACTCCTTAACTGGTCTAGATGTAATGGATGGATTTAGAGTTGGAGTTGATTCAAACGGGCGCATTAACTACAACCCTTGGACTTATGTCTATCATTGCTTCAGACGTGCGCCCAGCTTCTTTGATGTGGTTTGCTATACAGGGACGGGAACAAGTAATAGTAGTGTCAACCACAATCTTGGTGTTGTTCCTGAATTGTTTTTTGTTAAACGAAGAAACTCAGGTGGTTCTGGTGACGTGAACTGGGGTGTGTATTCAAAAGACCGACCATCTGCTGATTACAACCTTATTCTGAATTCAACGACTGGTTGGTACAACGCAGGAACTAATGGATGGTTTGGTACAGGAACTTTGTCATCCACACTATTTCCATCTGGAAATGCTAGTGCAAACTTTGGCAATTTGTCTGGCGGTACTTATGTCGCTTACCTATTTGCAACTTGTGCAGGTGTTTCCAAAGTAGGCTCATACACAGGCAATGGAAGTAGTCAAAATATTGATTGTGGTTTTACAAGTGGTGCAAGATTTATTTTAATCAAGCGCACAGATAACTCTCAATTTGGTGATTGGAAAGTATTTGATTCTGCAAGAGGCATTGTTTCAGGTAACGACCCATATCTAAAATTGAATGACACAGATGCTGAACAAGCATCCTATGACGGCATTGACCCTTACTCGGCTGGTTTTACAGTTAATCAAGACAATGCAAATTTAAATATTAGTAGTGCTACCTACATCTTCTTGGCTATCGCATAAACATTTCATTGGAACATCATGCAAATACGAACACAATCAGGACAAGTAATGTACGAAGCAGAGTTTCGTGCATACACAAAAGCCAATGGCGGCCCATCATGGGACATAACAACAACTGAAGTCTTAGAGGCTTTGGGTGCTGATGTAGTCTTTGAAGGCCCACAAGCAACTGGTGGTACTGTTTACCAATACTCTCAAGCCTCTGGTGTAGAGCAAGTAGATGGTAAGTGGTACACAAAGTATATCCTTGGCCCTGTCTTTATTGACCAAGTGGTAGATGGTGTAACTACTACTGCTGCTGAACAAGAAGTGGTTTACAAGGCTTCTAAGGATGCTGAACAAGCTAAGAGTGTTCGTGCTTCAAGGGATGAGAAACTAAAAGACTGTGATTGGACACAAGTAGCTGATGCTCCTGTTGACAAAGCAGTATGGGCTACCTATCGCCAAGCGCTGCGTGATGTCACTACGCAGACAGGTTTCCCTTGGACAATTACATGGCCTGATGAGCCACAATAAGGAGTAATCATGGCTGTAACTAGTGAACAAATTGTAGATTTCTTAACCGCAAACCCTGGCATGAGTGATGCCCAGATCGTTACGGCTATGGAGACGTATGGGGTCTCTCCTGCTCAAATGGCTCAAG